AGGAGTTGTCTTCTTTGCTGCTCTGGGAGCGACAAGAGCATAGCTTCGTAGTCACCTGACTCAGAGAGATACGGGTTGTCAGATAATCTAGCAGGAATGAACCTACGTTTAAATAATGGTTTCCCAGCTTTGCTGTGACCTGCTGGATATCGAAGAACTTCACCCGTTTCACTATCTGTCGCATCATACGCCTTATTATATGGGGCAGGGTCAATAAACATTTTCTTTACCCAGTGATGCCCTCTTCCACCGGGGTTTGTTGTAGCCCTCATAAAGATGGGCAGGTCAGGGGCAGTGGACCGTAGACGACTTCGCATGTAATTCCATGCATATGGCGATTGCCACTGGGTCAGTTCGTCAAAGCCTATCCAGCTAAAAGCCAGACCCTGATAACGCAGGACATCTTCATCTCTGTCGAGGTATGACATCCACAACCTCGCACCAGATGGCGCAGTCCACTGCATCTTTCTTTCTGACCACTTTATTCCGGGCCAGATTTTTGGATAGAGTTCCTGTGATTTAAATATTAGTTCACGTAACTCTTCCGTAGTATGTCGAAGCAACAACCCACTAAACTGCGGATGCCCCATGTACCTTAGAGGGTCTGCAAGCATGGCATAAGATTTACCACCCCCTGCTGAACCACCGTATAATACTTCACGTTCACTTGCTGCAAGAAAGTCAGTCTGTGGACCGGGATTAGGTTTAAATAATACATTAGCTGTTTCCTCTATGCTTTCAAACTCAGCAGCTTCAGATACAGTTTCTTTTATCTCAACCGTTGGCTTTTGCGCCTGTTCTTGCTTCTTCAATTTCTTGCGCTTTGGCGATTGCCTTTTGCGCATAGTCTGCCCATTTGCGGAGGCTTGCAGCTTTGTTCTTACGTTGTCGCTCATTACTTAACCGTTTCCTTAAACCTACGTGAGATATGTATCTTCCGCTATTTGTACTCAGCCAGTTAGCTACCTCACGATAGCTATATTGATTTACGTGTGTTCTGGCTTTTTCAAGCAAATCCAACTCAGTTGGAATGGGGTCAAGAATGTCGGGGTCTTCTTCGTTTCGCTTGTAACCAAATGGTACAGTACGTGCAATGCGTGGTATCTGTACCCATTCGTTTTCGTCTTTAATATCTGTTGGCTGTGGAAGTTTCCACTGCCCTGCTGAGCGTGTCATTTGTTTGTTCTATTATTTACTGTACTTTTAGTCATACCAGATTCTCGGTAATCTATTGTACCAGTTCTATCGTTAGAAACTATTGTCTGAGATTTAGCCTGAGATTTTTTTATAGCTAATTTTCGTTTAGCTTGACGGTTTAATGCTTCTGTAACTTCTTTACGAGCCTTTGCTTGTTTTTTACCTTTACGTGACGTAGTATCTTTACGTGCTTCTCGCATAACTGAGTCATCGTATGCACCGCTTGTCTGCCTAAGTTTTTCTAAACGAAGACGTTCTTTTTTTCTGGCTCTTTCAGCATCTGTTAGCATTAGTCTTCATCCTCTACTGTAGCTTTGGCTGGCATAAGCATAACACCGCCAGATGCTTCTACTTGTACCTTCTCTGTTTTAATCAAACCTGTGCGGTCAAGCAGTTCTTTAGCTGCTGACATCTTATCACGAATACCTAGTTCAGTTGGGTCATACAAAGCGTGTGTCATAGCTATAGCAGCTTTAGGTGCGTTACGTGCCATGTACATCTGCGTTGCTTCAAGTATCTCTTCCTTGAGACCTTTTACAATTGCAGTTGTAGCAGTAGACTCTGAGTAGCCAGCCAGTTTCTTAGCGGCAACTACGTCACCGCCAGCGTCCTCAAAGAGGACTTCAAGAAACTTCTGTTGTCTTTCGTTTAGTTCTCTAGCCATTATTTCTTTTTCATTTTATTTGTAGATGACATAACCATGCCACCTTTGTTAAAACGATAGTCTGTATGGCCTGTGCGTGGCTTACCTATGTAACCACCTTTATTTTTTGAAAGACCTGACATAAAAGAGCCTAACCCTTCAGAAATAGATTTACTTTCATTTTTATCGTCACTTGAAAACAAACCTGATATGGCCTTTTTCGCTGTTCCAAATATCCCATCACCTGATATACCCAATCTTTTTATATCGGCTTTAGACGCTGTACCTATAAGCTGCTTGTCCCCACCCTTTTTGCCTACGTACAATTTGGGAACTCCGTTGCTATTTCTTTCAATAAACTCATTTGCCATTATTTTAATTCTCCGTGATGCATAGCATGTGCTAATTTATGGCTACGTCCTTTTACTTGAACAGCCCACCTGCTGTCAAGCATTTCTTTTGCTGCAGTACGAAAATCTTCTTCGTGTACAGCAGCCCACATCTTTTTAAACTTACATAGACGTGGCACACCCATATTAAAAGCCATATCCACAAGTACAAGTTGACGTACAGAGTCTAAGCTGTCCACGCAAGGGTGCGATATTAACAGTTCTTTTTCGACAATCTCTACGTCATTCTCTAATAGAAAAGCAGCATCAACTTCGGTAATACCATATTGATACACTGTTTCTATGTTCGGTATGTCCATAGTATTCAATTCTTCTTCAGTAATACCACGGTCCTCTAAATTCCTGCCCACTCCAATAGTATCAATGCCAAGTGTATCCTGATAGACCTCTAAGCGTAGACCTTCGCTTTGAACAAGCTGTTTGATTAAATGTGTGCGAATATACTTCATCTACTTGCCCTTTGACTCTCTACCTAGATAGATACCATACACACCTGTCATAACACCCATAATAACAGAAACAAATGCAGACTGTTGTGTTGTTGGGTCTTCTAAATTCATAAACCACTCAGCACAACGCCACGACATTGCGACAGAAGCAATCATAGTCAGCTTGGCTGTAACATTAAATTGCAGCCATCGTTTCCACCAATCAATCATTATTTTTTACCAAAGAATTTTGTAGCCGAACGTACTCCGAAAGAAGCAGCAACGATAACTCCAAGTGAGTACTGATACCATTCAGGCATTGAGTTGAGTTGTGCGAAACCATTTGCAACCACCTCTTCCATTCCGGGTATAAAAGCTAGTATAAGGGGTATAGAAAATAAAATTGTCAGCCATTCGTCTTTCCAACTTGTAGACGAAGAACGTGCCATTTCAATGTCCCAATCAATTTCGCCAGTGGCTTTCTTCTCCATGATAGTAGCTTCAGCTTTTGCTTTTGCAACTTTAACCGTTGCAGCAGCTTTCGTTTCTTCGACTTTGCCATCCATCCAACTCCCTGCTAGACTAGCTATCGGACCTATCAGTGCTGTTAACATTATACGCCTCTTCTGAATTTGGCTGTTTTCTTTTGTATCGCTTTAGGCTGTCTGACGAATTGCTTACCAGCAGCAGTTCCTTTTCGCTTAGCACGGGAGGTGGACGCATACTCCTGCGGTGACAATGCTTTGATAGCCGCAGCAGGTAAGTACCGTTCTCCAGTTTTTCCAGACGGCTTCCCACTCTTAGTACCCCACTTTTGTTTGCCCCAATTTTTTAAACTTTTCTGCGGTCCTTTAAGTGCCATTATACGCCCTTTAAATAAAATGCCCAAGCAACTAATGCAGCTACACCAAACAATCCTACTATACATAGTATAGCTATAGTACCTATTTCAATCCAGTTTTGTATCTTTCGTCTACGTGCATCTGCTGCAGCTAATCTATCTTTACGTGCCTGTGCTTGAAACTTTATCCAATCATGCCACAGCCCGGCTCTTCCTGTGTATATCATAAGCTGCTTCAGTTCTTCTTCCTGCTGCTTTAGTTTTTCAAGGTGCATAAACTCTTCTAAGTCTGCACCACCAGCACCACGTTTTTTCTTTTCACCCTTTTTGCGTAGGTCTTCTGTAGCATTTACATACTTCCCTACTTGTGATGCAACGTCCGCTATCTCACGTCCATTACTGATAGCCATCTTGATTGCTGCAAATGCTGCATTAGCTGCTGCTATTTCTGCTAACATTTGCTACTCCACAATCTTTACGATGTAATTCTTACCGTCTGGACCTTTGCTGATTTCAACTGTTTTAGATTCGCATGAGTATCGTACTGTACCCGTATCTTTATATAAGTTTCTTTCGATTGTGCGTTTAGCTTTTAAACACTTGGACAGCTTTTCAAAAGCAGTATGCTCCGCTACACTGCCGGAAAGATATAGTATTAGTGTAATTGTCTCAGTCACCATCTTTTCCGTTTCTCATTATCTCTAGTCTAGCTTCTATTGCACTAATACGTTTTTCATAAAATTCCAATGTTAGTTTCTGTTGCTGGTCATGTGGCGCACGACCCTCATCAATCTGTGATGTTAGTTCATCTATCTGGTCAGCAAGATGTTCAATCAACATGAACTGTTCGCTGTCGGCAGGTAAACTGCCCATCTCGCCACGAGGCCACTTTATGCGGAACTCTGTATTTTGCTCTAAGTCAGACTTCATCATAGTTTGATTAGTCTCTAGTGTGTTTAGCCTTTCAATCAAACCAAAGTATGCCCACGTTGCCAGTGATGCAGCAGCAACCATGCTGATAATATTACGTAGAGGTAATGCTACCTCAGTGTTTTCACTTAGCTTTGTAGGCATCTATAGTTTATGCCTTCTTTGTCTTGTAGCCACCGCCAGCTTTTTTATAAGCAAGCGCAAGCATTTGGGCTTTACGTGCCGACCACTGACCTGCTTTACCGCCCTTTGTGCCAGCTTTAATCCTGTTGAATAGACGCTTACGTAACTCAGGCTTAGTATAATTACCTGACTCGTTTACCTTGCTTTTAGGTTTCTTCGGTGCTTTACGTGTTGCCATAGTTACTACCTATTGGGGTCAAAAAATTCTTCACATGACGTAGTAACAACTAACTTACTAGCTGTACCTGCTGTACATTTGATAATGTCACCTGAATGAAGATACAACGGTCTCTCTACTGTGAATATAGATTCGTAAGAACCACCTGCAATATTATGGGCAGTAAGCAAATCGTACTCTGTATTATCATCCGCATGAAATAGATGTAAACTTAATGTCACATTACCTGTGTGATTATTACTCACAAACAAATTTTCTAAATGAGAAGAAAAGTTTGTAGGCACTGTATACACAGTTGTCTTGTTAGTAGTTCCTAATGAAACTACTTCTGTGCGAAACTTTGAACCGGATGAAAGTATAGGCATTAGTCATTCCAATCTAACACGTGCTTGTGCTTCTTCCAAAACCAATTGGCTATACCACTAAAAAACTTACATATGTAGAGTAAGCCCCATCCAAAGTATTTGATTGCAGTACGTTTCATTACTTCTTTTTAACTGCGCCACCACGCATCATTTTCTTCTTTGCCATACCACCACGCATCATCTTCTTCTGCGCCATCTTAGCCATGCCACCGCCACGCATCATTTTCTTTTTGGCAACACCACCTTTAGCAGCAGTCATTACTTTCTTTACTGGTGTTTTCTTTTTTACAAACATATTACGCTTGTATTCATTTTTTTCTGCAGGTGTCATGCCCTTTGTTTCTTTGTTAAACTGGCGCAGCAGTTCTTTTGCAAAAGCATCTTTATCGTTTTGATTAGCCATTTCTTAGTCTCCGTCTATCCAGCACAAGTGATTCATAAACGTCATCAGGAAAGTGCTGGTAGTATCCTGACTTCTCTAAACTTAATGATGCATCATCTAATGTAGATAGTCGCTGCACAAATACCATGCAGTAAACTAAATCATCATCTGTAACATCATCTACTAAAAAGTCCAGACCTGCCTCTTCTGCGTCATAGTCTGGATGAAACACCATTAGGTGCATATCTTTATCGGCTAATGCCAGTGCTTCGTTCATGCCATCACAGAAACCATCTAGGTATTCCATATCTGGCATTAGATGTGTAGCCCACACTACAATGTCAAAGGTATGCTGGTCAAAGTCTACTACTTCTTTTATCAGACCCTCTAGCCCTGTATTGATACTAAAGGTTACCTTCTTATCTAACCACGCTTGTTTTGCATAGGGACAGGGTGGTAGGCCGTTTAACTTCTTGTTAGGTATCTCAAGAAAGTTATTAGACCACTTGCGAATGTCGGCTTCTATAGGGTGCATTATGACTTTGTAATTTTGTTAAATGCTTCCAGACCTTTTGGGCCACTATTCTTTAGTGCCTTTAGTCCATCGTTTACCTCACCACCCGCTGCGTACATATGTTCTTTCTTATTTGCCATACCCCCACGCATCATCTTGGCTTTGTTCTTACCGTTCTTTGGTACTTCAACCATGCCCACACTAATAGAAATAGCTGGCACTTTCTTTTTAGCTGCACCACCATCCTTGAAATTAGTACGTGCTTTACCCGGCATCATATCATTCTTTGTGTTCTTATTGAACTGTGCCATACGTGCTTTGGCATCTTTGATTTCTTGGGCAGTAAAACCTTTTTCTTTAGCAGTGCCTTCTTGCACCGCCATAACAATTTCATTAGCTTCTGAAATATTCATGTCTACCTCTTCACTACGAAGGTTTTACCATTGATGTTTTGTAGCTTAAACTTCTTGCTGTCATACTTACCTGTAAATGGCTTTGCACCTGCTGGTATTTTAGCTGCTGCTTTTTTGGGCCGTAGGATTTTACTTTGTGACCCCGGACCTGTTACAGGATATTCTTTTCTAGCACTTGCTAGTGGTCCTTTTTTGCCCGGTGTAGCCTTTATCTGATTGCCACGTGGGTCTTTAGATTTAGTTGTTGGTTTTTTTGGCGCAGCTTTCTTAGCAGTTGCCGTTGTCTTTTTTGGTGCAGCCTTACGTGTCTTACCTGTTTTATAATTTAAGTAATCACGAAGAGATAAACCAGACTTATCTAAATCTGCCTTTGTAACAGCAGCCATTTTCTTGCCGCCCTTACTATAGTAGTTAAGTCCTGCAGCTTTAGCAGCGGATATAGATGTCACATCTTTCCATGTCTTAGCTGTAGACTTTTTAGCGGCAGGTGGAGATTTTTTAATATTCATGTCGGCATCTCTAGCTGCAATTTTATCTGCAGTAGACTGCTTTTTGGCTTTTTCAGCGGCAGTTATTTTAGCTGTAATATCTCTTTTTGTTTTAGCTGCCCTAGATAATGTTGAACCTGCTTTAGTAGTACCAGCCTGTGCAAAGGAACGTCCACCCTGAGACTTAGCACAATTAGCTTTGGCCTTTCTGGCTCTGTCAGGCTTAGTACCGGGCTTATAATAACCTGCACCTGATAAAGGAGTGCTTGATGCATCTTTATCTTCTTTACGTGCCTTTGCTACTCTTGCTTTATTAATAATCTTCAGGCGTTCTTCTTCCATTTTTTTACGTACTTGTGATGGAAGCTGACCCGTTGGTTTATTTTTTGATTTGCTTTGATATGAAGTATTAGCCATTTTATAATCCTACCATTTTACTTTGTGTGACCAGTACTTCGCACTCAGCTTGCTGGTCGGTTTACCTTGTGCATTATGTCTGGCATAATACGACTTCTTACGTGCTTTGTCCTTCGCTGTGGTAGGACTCTTACCAGCACCCTTTACGCCCTGTTGACCAAAGCGTATGAACTTGTATGTGTCACCTTCCTTCGCCATCACGCAATGTGACTTCTTAGGATGGTTAGGAGTACGTTTAGGCTTATTGACACCAGTAAGCCCTTCCTCTTTCATCTT